GATTTGTACCAAAGTTAATAGTACCAATGGTTCCTACAAGTGTACCGTCATCTCTGATTATGATACCTGTACCAGATGCAGTCACACCAGTTAGACCAGAACCATCTCCAACAAAGCTTGTTGCAGTTACTACGCCAACCGTGATGTTTGGTGATCCAGTCAATCCTCTTGCTAGAGTTGCGATTCCAGCTGTGGTTGCATATCCAGATCCAGTTCCTGTTAGATTAGATCCATCTCCATAGAATGTAGTTGCAGTTATAACACCAACTCTATAGTTCTCAGTTCCTGTTCCTACAGTAGTATCGGCATTTTTATTAACAAGTTCTTTCCATCCTAAAGCATTATTATTGAGTGCTAATCTATTTCCTTGACCTGTGTGGAAGTGACACCAATACCAAAGTGTGTTAGGTGCATCAGCTGGAGGTGTAAAGTGTACAGTCTTAGTAGTAGCAGTAGCAAAACCACTGGTATACTCTGCCATAGTTTTGATGACACCATCTAGTCTATAAACTGTAGTGGTAGGATCGTAGTGAGCTCCACCTGGCACCAAGTCTCCATCTTCAGTTAGACTGAACATGAGTGGGTGAGCCTGATTATTATAGTTGCCATTTGAAGCATCATTCTGATCGAACAGATAAGTAACTCCTCTTGTTATGGGGAATTGATCTGGTTTTTCTACACCATTAAAGTAGAATACACCTGTTACTTGACCGCCCACAGTGTCTGTGCCGACTGCAACATTAACTGTTACCTCTTCCTTATGACCATAGTATGCCTTATCAAATTCATGAACGTGAGCAAACTGACCATGATTTACTCCCGCTGATGGTAGATCACTGTAATTAGTCCATAAGTGAGGTAGAATATTACCTGTTGCAGTTCCGTCCAGTCTGCCTTGTAACTTGAAGTTACCTAGTGTGTTAAGTTTATATCCCTCTGTGTTAGTAGTACCAATACCAATGTTAGTTAAAGTATGAATACCAGTAGAGTTTGATCTCCATATACTATCTGTTGATGGTAGGTTAGTAAGTTCAGATCCATCACCAGCAAACTTAGATGCAGTTAAGACACCAACAGTTTGGTAGTTGCCATACATGTCTTGGTGAAGTATCTGTCTCCAACCATTGTAACCACCCATTGTGTGACCACTGGAAACATATGCAGTCTTAGTATTGTTTGCCCATGCAAACATACCTCTCCAACTTGTAGCAGTTGGTAAGTCACCTGTTGAATCAAAGTCAAAACGCATCTTACTGCCTTGGCCTGGGAAGGTTACAATTCCAGTACCATTGACATTATCAACAACTATTGATGGAGTTCCTGTTAAATTCTGTGCGACTGAGGCGATACCAGCTGTGTGTGCATACCCTGCCATGGTTGAGAACCCTGCATTGGCGACGTATGATGCGATACCAGCTACCTTTGCATACTCAGCTACACCTGAGTTAGTTGAAACTCCAGATGCAGATGCGTATGTTACAATACCAGCGACTGTGGCGAAGTTTGCACTGTATGCCAGTGTTGCCGTGTCAGCGAACCCAGCTGTTCCTGATGTTGTAGATACTCCAGCAACGTCTGCATACCCAGATGTAGTAGAGAATCCAGAAGTATATGCAAATCCTACAGTATCGGCAGCAGAAACTGTGACGTTACCACCAAATACTTGTGTAACATCTAAGTTTCTATCGAAGTTAAGACTTTGTGCAACACCAACTAGTACACCACTATCTTTAATGACAACACCAGAACCTGTTGCAGTAACACCAGTTAGACCAGATCCATCTCCAACAAATGTTCCAGTTGTGATACCTGTTAACTGAGCATTTCCTGATACATACAGAGCTGCTGTGGGGAGAGTTGTTCCTATACCTACGTTCTTACTTGTGTATATTCCTGTGTTCCCTGCCTTCGTCCAAGTACCAGCACTCCCTGCATTGGCACTAAGGTTTGTTCCGTCACCAAAGGTAGTATATATTTCCGAAAAGTTTGCGTTGACCTTACTAGCACCTAAGGCTAGGGAATCTCCCAGTCCATCGTTCGGTGTGAATCCAGTAAATATTCCCTGACGAGCCATTTAGCTAAAAATTATAGAGTCCCTGTCTTCTATTTATTGATATAATAAATACGTTATGATAGCATTACTGTATCCTTTCAAAATGGACAAGAATATTAGCACTGATTTGTCAAATCTATACAATGAGATGTATAAAAACTTCGATCCTAAGAAGCCAGATCCGAAACAAGTAGCAGCTCAGGCAAAACAGGAACAGAACAGACAGAAATTCAATGATCCTAGTGGTGTAAAGAATACTATGAAAAATTCTTATGAACCAGAAGGTGAAATGGTTGATGAGATGAAAGCACCTCGTATGCAGACAGGTGCAATGTCATATGATGGGCCTAACAAGGAAGCATCTGAAGCAAGAGATAGAATCATTGCTAAGACAAAGAATAAGAAAAAGAAAATGAGTGAAGATGCACAATCTGATGCAGTTGCACAGATGATGGGTGCTGGTGGAGATCCTCAAAAGGATGCCGTTAAGCAGTATGTTAAATATTCTTCTAAGAAAAGTAAGAAAAATAAAATGGAAGGTAAGTATAGAACAGAGTGGGAAGATCTAAAGTTAAATGAAATGATAAAGTACAGATCACAATTTGATAATTGGCTTCTCAATATATTAGAAGAAGGATATGATATTGAAAGGTGGACTGATGATGAATTATTAGATACATTCATTGATGAGAATAACTTATGGGAGTCTAGAGAATCTGTAGACAAGGCTCTTTTATCTCGTGAAGATGAGTTCATATCAGAAGAAGATAAGAAAGGTTCTGGTAGTGGAAAGAAAGATGCTTGTTACAAAAAAGTAAAAGCAAGTGCTAAGGTATGGCCATCTGCGTATGCTTCTGGTAGATTAGTTCAGTGCCGTAAGAAAGGTGCTGCAAACTATGGTAATAGTAAGGAAGACTTCTCTGATTGGAGAAGTGATCTACAAGTCATTACTGAAAAGGATGCTCCATATGGTGAGGGTGCAAAGGAAGCTAAAAAGAAAGGGGCATCTTCTGCAACAAGAGGTAAAAGAATCTATAACCGTGCAAGAGAAATAGCTCGAGACAGATATAAGGAGAAGGGTGGTTCTGGTTACATATACAAGAGTGAAAGAGCTGGATATAATCTATCCAGAAATTTACAAGGCGGAAACCGTAATAGGAAGTTGAGTACTCAAGGTGGCCCACAGACAGGTGGTAATGAGAGTTCTAAGACATCTATGGGTGGATATTATACACCAAGAGCTCAGTCAAAATCTTGGAAGGGTACAAAGGATAATCCAGGCAAAGGTAATCCAATCAAGAAGAAGTCAGAGTCAGGTGATACTGGTAGTCATCAGAAGAAGGCTGATACAATGAGAACTACTACTAAATCTGGTAAGAAACTTAAGAAACCTACTTACAAGTATAAGCCCGAACAGAGAGCGAGCATAGGTGATGAAGGAAGATCAAAGAGGAAAGATCCTAAAAAGAATCCATTACATCAGAAAAATACTGGCGTAGTGAAGAATCCTAAGAAACAAGAGAGAAAAGAAAAAGTAAAGAAACAGATGGTTAAGTCTGATTTTGATCTTGTAGCAGCATACAATTCAGTGTATCACTCTGAAGCAATTACTGCAGCAGTAGGTGCTGGTATGGGTGTTAATACAATTCATCAAACTACTAAAGCTTCTGGAAACAAAACAGGTAAAAGAAGTCCAGTTGGTAAATAACATGAAGAACTTTCAAGAGTTTAAAGAAGCCACTCGTTTCAAAAAAGTGATGGGCTATGACAAAGGTGGAACTGCCAAAAATGACCTTGCATTTCAAGCAGTTGCGAAAAAGTATAGTAATCAACGAATGGGTGCTAATCAAACTAAAAAAGTGAGAGGTGCTAAGTCTGATGAAGGCACTGGTAGAATTTCTAAGATGCTTGCAAATAAAAAAGAACAGCAAGCAAAAAATCAAGCACTAGATAAGAAAGCAAAAGACGCAGGGTACAAAACAACACAGGATTATGTGAACGTACAAGCTGTTCGTAAGGGAGGGTTAGGAACTTGACATGCCATCAGTATCTAAAAAGCAACAAAGATTCTTCGGGATTGTTAGAGCGGCTCAAAAAGGCACTCTCAAGGGGAAAAAAACGCTTGAGGTTCAAAGAGCTGCTGCCAGCATGAAGGAAAAAGATGTGAAGAAATTTGCATCTACTAAACACAAAGGATTACCTGAGAGGAAAAAAGTGAAAGTCAATGAAGATGCCAAAATGGCAAAACAAAGCGACGATAAACTTAAAGCCGCACATACAAAATTCAGTAGCATGGACAAGAGCCCTGCTAATACTTTCATGCTGAAGAGAATTCAGAGAGAAATGAATAGAAGAAAGAAGAATCTCAAGTATTCTATGAAAGAAGATTACGTCAAGGAACTAGAAGATGGTCTAGTGAAGATGGACTATCCTACTTATGATGAAGTAGATAAGTTGATGTGTAAGATTGCAAAGGATAATGATATCGACACTACAACACTACACATGGCATTTAAGACCAAACATCTTATGGTTCCAGATGACTGGGCTAAGAAAAAGATGATGGAACCTGTCATGATTCCTAAGACACCAGTAAACGAGATAAGTTTACCAACAAGCCAAGTCAAAAAGAAAGACAATCCATATTCAGTAGACAAAAAATTAAAAATGATTGGAACATCAATTATGGATAGAGTAAAACAAAAAGCTAAATCTATGACAACTGTTCATAAAGAAGATAATGATCTTGAGAG